ATGGATTACCATTTAAAATTATATTTTGTTGTCCTTGGCTAACTAGTTGCATTAATCCGCCTGCCATATTAAGTATATTATATATTAATTTTTTAATTATTTATTTCATCATAATATAATTTAATTATTTCTAATAATTCTTTATTTACATCTGATTTTTAAAATATTATTTGCTACAAGTTAATTTATATAAACAATTGGTTTACTGGTTTTTTATTTTTATTTTTATTTTTATTTTTATTTTTCACTATCAACCATATATTATCGTTTTCTAATTTATTGAATATATTTATTATATATCATATTTGTGATAGTTTTTGCGAGTTCCTACATACAATAATGTATACCAAATGTATACCAAATGTATATCAAATCTATACCAAATGTATATCAAATTTATTTTCTGTATATTTAGAGAAATACATGTAAATCATGAGTCATATCTTTCAATTCAAAATTGTAATTTTCCCCCCTAAATATTTAACTTAAAACTAAAGGAAAATTTTAAAATAATACTATATATTAACAATGTCATCAGAAGAATCAGAAAAAACAGAAAAAACAGAAAAACCAAAAGAGAAATTAAGCAGTAATGAAAATAAAGATGATTCAATTAAAACATACGTGATAATAGTATGTGTATTTACCATTATAATCGTTTTAATGATTTTAAATTGGTATTTACTTTATCTTCTATTTGTTTATATATTTTATACATTTATTCCAAATTTAAATAGTGATTATGTTTCATACGTGATAACAGCAATTACTGTTATTATGGTAATTTCTTATATTTGGTATTTAGTTTATATGAGTAGACTTAAAAGTAGTGAATGTAGTTATATGAATTCATTATATCCAAAGGTAGATGGTAATTTAAGACCAATAACATCTAATGATAGTAATTGTACTGGTAAATTATTTGATTATTATATAAAATCTGCTTACAATGCCTGTAGCGGAGGTTCATATAGTAACGATTATGTAGATATTTGTGTTCTTAAGTCAATTATCAAACAAGGAGTTAGATGTCTTGATTTTGAAGTGTATTCCATGGAGGACCAACCAGTTGTTGCTACAAGTACAACAGATAATTATCATGTCAAAGAAACATTTAATTCTGTTAATTTTTCCACAGTGATGGATACTATACGTAACTATGCTTTTTCAGGTGGTACTTGTCCGAATCCAAGTGACCCTATTTTAATTCACTTAAGATTTAAGAGCAATAGCCAAAAAATGTATTCAAAATTAGCAAAAATTTTCAAATCAAATAATGATATTATGTTAGGAGCTGCTTATAGTTACGACTCTGATGGTAAAAATTTAGGAGAGATTCCTTTACTATCACTTAAAAATAAAGTTATATTAATTGTCGATAAAACAAATACCGCATTTTTAGAAAATAAAGATTTTCTTGAATATGTGAATTTAACTAGTAATTCTATGTTTATGAGAGAATATGATTTTAATGCCATCAAAAACAACTCTGATACAGATGAACTAAAAAAATTTAATAAAAAAGCAATTACGATTGTCGTGCCAAATAAAGGCCCAAACCCAGAAAACCCAGATGGCAAAATATGCAGAGAAAGTGGATGTCAAATTGTCGCTATGAGATACCAGTTGTCAGATAAGAATCTCAAAGAAGAAATATTATTTTTTGATAGAGCCGGTTATGCGTTTGCTCTTAAATCTAATAATGTTAAACCTGAAAATGTTACATCTTAAAACCACATAATATAAACCCATTAACACCATGTATTTTTCAAATAATATAACAAGTCAACTATATTTATATTATTTAGTATATTTTTTTTAGCTTATTAATATAGTAATGCCAAAAGAAAAAAATATATGTAAAGATTTATCATTCACAGATTGTGAACTAGCAATTTTGCGTATGGCTGTAGATAAAGCCGAAGAAAAAATGGGAAGACGTGTTGTCAATTCAGAAGATGTACAAAAAATAATTGATATAGTTGAAGAATTTATTAAACGAAAGAAATTAATTTGTTATGGTGGAACAGCTATTAATAATATTTTACCTGAAGAAGATAGATTTTATAATAAAGAAGTTGAAGTTCCTGATTATGATTTTTTCTCTCAAAACGCATTACATGATGCCAAAGAATTAGCTGATATTTATTATAAGAAAGGGTTTCTCGATGTTGAGGCAAAATCAGGTCAACATCATGGAACATATAAAGTTTTTGTAAATTATATGGCAGTAGCTGATATAACATATTTACCAAACCAAATATATAGTGCGATTAAACAGGATGCCATGAGTGTTAGTGGTATAATGTATGCTCCTCCTAATTTTTTAAGAATGTCTATGTATCTTGAATTATCTAGACCTGCAGGTGATATTAGTAGATGGGAGAAGGTACTAAAAAGATTGGCGCTACTAAACAAAAACTATCCTATAACTGATATTAATTGTAATGATGTTGACTTTCAACGTGGAATGGAATATAAAGTAAATGAAGATAAGATTTATGAAACTGTAAGAAATACATTAATCAATCAAGGTGTAGTATTTTTTGGTGGTTTTGCGAATGTTCTTTATTCACAATATATGCCAGCTAATTTAAGAAAGAAGATAGAAAACGTATCTGATTTTGATGTTTTATCCAATGATCCAGAAAAAACAGCAGAAGTTATTAAGGAGCGCTTAAGCGATAATAGCATTACAAATGTAAAAATAATTAAACAACCAGCAGTTGGAGAGATTGTTCCAGAGCATTATGAAGTAAAGGTCGGTAAAGATTCTATTTTATTTATTTATAAACCAATTGGATGTCATAGTTATAACATATTAATGTCGAAAGGTAAAAAAGTAAAAGTGGCCACAATTGACACAATGTTGAGTTTTTATTTAGCTTTTTTATATGCTAACAAAACTTATTATAATGAATTTCTTGAGAGAATTCTTTGTATGTCAAAGTTTTTATTTGACGTTCAGCAAAAAAATAGATTGTCACAGAAAGGGTTATTGAAGCGATTTAGTATAACATGTTACGGACACCAAGAATCAATTGAAGAAATGAAAGCTGAAAAAGCAGCAAAATACAAGGAGTTTAAAAAAACTAATAATAAAAAAATGTTTGAAGAATGGTTTTTAAATTATAGACCAGATGATATAAAAACCGAAAAAGAAGATATAAAAACCGAAAAAGAAGCTAATAAAATTAAAAATAAAAATAAAACTGTAAAGAAAAACAATAACAAAAAAACTAAAAAAACCGGGGTGTTCGATTTTTATAGCCAAAAAAGTCGTAAGAATAAAAAATCAATTTATTAAGATTTTATTTATTATCAGTATTTCCCATGGTACAGAACCCACCGGAACAATCTTCTTCTTGCTTGCTATTCTTATTTTGGTAATATTTATAGACAAACATACCAATCATCGCAGCTAATATAGCAACGCCAATGTATATAAATATACTATAATATGTTGAGTTAGAACCGCCTGTAGCAACTATGCTGTCAATACCAGGTACATCTAAAGAAAATGCTGAATCAGTAATATCAATACCATCCATATTATATTAATCTATTACAAATAAATGTATTTTTAAACTTATAAATTACTTTTATAAACAATACTTTTATAAACAATACTTTTCTAAAATAATACTAAATATATCAAAAGTTATTTTTGATATTATTTTAACAAGTAAATTATCCTTAATATCATCCGATATATATTTTTTTGTATAATTTATTAAATATATTACGTAGACAATTATTTTTTCAAATATTAATTTAATATGATGATTAGATTTATGAATAATATTCCAATCTTCAACATAACTACACATAGAAGTTTTTGAATTTTTAATAAAAAAACTATGTATATCTAATAATCCTGATAAAATTCTATGAAAATTTGTTTTTTCATTCTTGATATTCAGAGCATAAAAAAATTTATCGTAACTTAATAATTCCATATGTAAAACTTTTTTATTGTTTTCTTTTTTAAAAATAAAAGCATTTATTCCATCAATATATTTATTTTTATACAATATATTGTTATCAATTAGTAATGGAATATAACACGACTTGATTATAGTTTCTATTATTTCATCTATATTTTTGTATGTAGATTTTACTACCTTTTTACATTTTTTGATATCATGATAGCAAATAAATAATTTGTGATTGACTTTACAACATATATCATGCGGTATTCTTTCTTTTAAATACGTTTTTAACATTTTAATTGAATTTAAATTTAAATTATTTTTAAAGTCGTGATTTATTATTTCATACAATTTAGGCATTAAATCTAAGGCGTCAATAAAATATAAAAAGGATACAACTGAACCAACACTACATCCAGATATTCTATCAATCTTAACATACTTCCTTCTCTCCATTTCTTTTAAAAAATATAGCGCCCCTACTAAATAACTTCCATTAAATAGTCCTCCATCTAAAACTAAATCAATTTTTTGGAATTTTCTACATGTTTCTGGTAAATTATCAATAAACTTATTAACATATTCATCAATCATATAATTATAAGCAAAATGATTTCAATTAATAAAACGAACAAGTATTATAAATATATTATAATAAAGACATAAAATATAAAATATAAAATATAAAATATAAATATGCCAACAATTTCTAATTGTCAATTTTATTGTCTATCATTCAACAATGAAAAAAAGAAGAAAAGTATGGAAAATAGATTCAAAAATCTAGATATTCAATGTAAATTTTATCATGGTATTAAACATACTGATAAGCGTCTTAAATACGCAAAAAATAATT